TGGGTTGATCTCCCATGAAACGTTTTGACAGAATCATCTTGGCTGCCCTGGCGCTGCTGATTTCCAACAATTCATACGGTGCCGGGAGGACGATTGCGTGGGAAGACGGAGCCCAATGCCAGTTTGAGACCAAGTTCGATCCGGCGAAATATGACGAGGAAAAACTTAAGAATACGATCAACGTCATATTCGTCGACGGTTTCTACAAGGTAATTTTTCCGGACGTGGCATTGGGTCCAGATGGTCGGCTGAAATCGAACACGGCCGAGTTTCGGCAGGCATGCGAGCGTACGAAAGAGAGGGCGGCCATCTTCCGGTCATTGAGCTTCCAGGAATCGAGGACTACCGAAAGCTGGAGCTCGAGGATTTGGAGGAATCGTGCAGGTTCAATACGCTTGAGAGCCGTGCGGCCTCAGGAGATCCGGAAGCACTCCGTGAGTACACGCCATCGGCGGCGCAATGTTCGCCCTTCATCGACGCCCTGGAGGGAAAGACCGATATTCGGGCCGCTTGGCGCGATATGGTCAATTCCCAGTGCCGCAGTAACGCAGAACCGCACACCTGTAGGGCTGACTTTTTCTCTGCCGAAAACAGGCCCAACCCGGTTGAGAGAATTAAGCTTGATATTCTGACATTTGGTTGGGTGCACTGCTCAGTTCCATACTTGAAGACAAGTGATTTACGCAAAAGTGAATCAATGCGAACAGCGCTCAAAATGAGTTTTCGACATCGTTTAAAAATCAAGGCTTATCCCTGCAGCGATTAGCCGAGAGTGGCAAGCCTTATCGCAAGCGATCCGACTGCAGCACGCCTCAGGCGATAACTCTAGTTAGAACAAACGTATGACGCTACCCGGGCCCAGAGGTCGGGCCGCGACAAAGACGGAGAAATAGGAAAATGGCGGTTGATCCCGTGATACAAGAGCTTATCGAACTGTTTGAGCCGCCGCAGGACGGTCATTCACTCGGAATAACGAGCGACTTCGGTCGCCCCGGAATGTGGGCACGAGTCCGCATGGAGGCCTTGATGTCAACCGCGGCCCGGGCGTGCTGCGGCACGGCCGGGTAACGTCGCCAGTCTATGGGGTGGTAGGGAAAATCGATCCGTTGCTCGGTCGTATCGTCATCCATGAGGTGGATCCGGTTAGCGGGGAGCTTACCGGATATGACGTTGAGATACTCCACACTCAAACGCAGACAGTAAAACGCGACGACCCCGTGAAGCCGAGGCAGCAAAGAGGTACGCAGGGCGACGTCGGTGCTCCGGGCAATTTCCACGCGCACTTACAAGTTTATCACGGCGACAGGACACCGCTTAATCCGCTTAGGCATTTGTTTGAGTATCACCATCCCGACGAGCCCATTCCGCCGGCCGGCCGCGGTCCCTTCATATCCTGGGAGGAGGCTGCGGTCGATGCGCTCGTGCACTGCGCGCCGTACGCCGCACGTCACAAGGACTGCGCCGAAAAGTGTGCTTGTACGGGCGGCCGCGGCTGCGGCCGGCGCTTCGAACCGCAATGATGTCTTCGAGGATGATTTCCCCGAGGCCCGTCCAACACAGTCTTCGGAAAGCGGAGCGGCGTCGGTGCGCAGGCTCAGCTCCATTATTCCAGGCACTTGATCTGAACCGGCTGCCGCCAGGCGGGCTGCTTGGGGGCGTCAGCGGCGAGTCCAGTTCGCCATCGCCACCGCTTGTGCCGTTTCCGTTCGAGGCGTTGTTTGCGACTGACCGCAATCGCGCTTTGAACGATTGGGCCGCTTCCTCGCCGCGCAGCCCGGCTGCTCCGCCAGCGCAAGATGCGCCTGGTGGCCTCCTCGGCTTGCTAGCTTCCGTGGCGGGTATCGATCCATCGAGTCCGTTTCAACCCATGCCGCCCGCGGACCCCACGCTGGCGAGGCGGCTCGTCGGCCGTCGCGTGCAATAGCATCGTCAACTGGCCACGCAAAATTTAACTCGTTGCCAGTGGTTGACACGTCGGGCAAATCAGCTGGATAAGTTCAACATCGCAAGAATTGTTAAACCGATGCGGGAAGCTTGCCGCCGTTTTTCCTCCGACGTGACGTCGCAACAGTAGATGACGTGCCCCCGTTCGAGACGACCGCACCCATGTAATACGCTTTGCGAACGCAGATTTTGCGCCAATGCGTCGGCGTCCGGCGAAAAGTCTCGACCCCGATTCCATTCCGCGGCGCTAGGCTGCGTTCGATGTCATCTCGTTTCTTACACGCTGACCCTGCGCGATGTGCAGGCGCCCGGCGAATGCGTTTCGCAAGCTACGAACCGAAAGCTGTGCTTTCGCGCCATCGTGCAACCGAGACCGTAAAAACCCCGAATCAAAGCGCACCTGCGCGTGCCGCATGCGACGCAGCTCGATGGCTGCGCGTTGCGTGGCGGTGCAGGCCATCACAAGGAAATATCGATGTCTCTACCGGCCTCTACCTTCGTTACTTACTCCGCAGTGGGCAATCGCGAAGATCTCAGCGATATGATCTATCGCATCGATCCCGTTGACACGCCTTTCATGAGCGGCGCCGAAAAGGAAAAGGCGACCGCCGTGAACCACGAATGGCAAACCCAGGCGCTCGCGCCTGCCGACAACACCAACGCGCAGCTTGAAGGCGACGACCCGACGACCACGACGACCACGCCAACGGTTCGCTTGGGCAACCAGTGCCAGATCTCCTACAAGGTGGCGCGTGTCTCCGGCACCCAGCAGGCGGTGGACCATGCCGGTCGCGACAACGAACTCGCCTATCAGGAGATGCTGAAGGGCCTCGAGTTGAAACGGGACCTCGAAACTATCCTGTGTGGCACCAATCAGGCCAAAATCGCGGGCAGCACGATAATCCCGCGCAAGACAGCCTCCGTTCTGTCGTGGATCGTCTCCAACACCTCCAAGGGCACGGCCGGCGGCGCGGCGGATCCCGCGGCCGCGGACGGCACCGGCACCCGAACCGACGGCACCCAGATCGCATTCACCGAAGCGCGTTTGAAGACCGTGCTGTCCTCGATCTGGACCAACGGCGGCAAGCCCGGCACCATCTTGACCGGTGCCTTCAACAAGCAGGTGTTTTCCACCTTCACCGGTCGCGCCTCCGCGATCGAGGAGGCCAAGTCGAAAAAGATCGTGGCGTCGGTCGATGCCTACGAATCCGATTTTGGCAAGCTCAAGGTGGTCGCCAACCGCTTTCAGCGTCCGCGCGACGTGCTGGTGCTGGAAATGGACAAGTGGGCGGTGGCCTATCTCGACGGCCGCAACATGATCTCGATCCCGCTGGCAAAAACCGGCGATTCCGAACGCCGCCAGATCCTCGCCGAGTACGCGCTGGTCGCCCGTAACGAAAAATCAGGCGGAGGCGTCTTCGACAATACCACGTCGTAGGAAGACGGACCGTCAGCTAACCCGATCATCGTCAACTCAAGGGGCGGCCGTTTTGGCCGCCCCCTTTTTGGAGACACCTGAATGGCTCTACCCAGTTCTCGAACTTTCAACACGGTCGATCTGACGGCTTATACACCGTCGGTCGGCGCGTCTCCGGTGGCCGCTTATATCCGCGTGCCCACTCGCGGCCGGATATTGAAATTCTCCGGCATTCTCGGCGGCGCGATTACGACCGCCGACGGCACCATCACCATCACGAACGCCACCCAGGGCACCACCGTGGGTACGTTCACCGTGACGCAAGCCGCCTCGGCGGCCGGCCTGTTGTTCCCGGGTTCGCCGAGCACTTCGGCTGTCGCCCAGGTCAACGAGGATGACGTCGTGGTGTTCACGCCTTCGGGCGCCTCCGGCGCGTCGATCCCAATGCACTTCTCCGCAACCATCCGGGCGAACTGATCATGTCGTTCTTTCCCAAGCAACAGGCGTCCCGGCCAGGCGCCGTTCAGACCGTGGCCTTTTCCGGTACCGCTGCAACGATCGGCAGTGCTTTCGGCCCAGAGACGTATCAGATACGGCTCTGCGCCACCGCGTCCTGCAATTACCTGATCTCAGAGGCCGCCAACGTCGTTCCGGCAACCACGTCGAACGGCCCGTTGCTGCCGGCGAACACGATCGAATATGTAATCGTCAATCCCGGCCAGAAACTGTCGGTCATCCAGAATTCCGCTACAGGCGCGCTGAACGTGACGGAGATGTCGTGATGGATGGCTGCGGCCTTTTCGTCCAGGCCCATCTCAACAGCAATGGCCAGGACCTCGCCATTGAGCATATCCAGGATGTCGAACCGATCCTGGAATGGAACAGGCAGTCGCGCCGCGACGAGCAACACAGCGATTGGGGGCGTCACGTCGCGCGCATTCCCAACGTCATCTACGTCAAATGGCTGAACGAAGCGCACGCCAGGGGCAACACGTCGCTGCGATTATTCACGCCTGAGTTCGACCTGATCGTGCAGAAGAAACTCGGCGATCCCGAGTGGGCCTATCTGCGAACCGATCGGCCGAAACTTCAGTCCGGCTGGACAGCGGGGGCATCATGACGCAGATCGTCGATTACACATCGCTGCAGGCAGCGATCACGGAATATCTGGCGCGGGACCAGGATACCACGCTAACCGCACGGATCCCAACGTTCATCCAGCTCGCGGAAGCCAAGTTCAATCGGCAGCTATTCGTGCGGCAGATGGAGCAGCGCTCAACTGCCGTCGTGAACACCGGATCCAGCGAACCGGAATTTATCTCGCTGCCATCTGACTTTCAGTCGATGCGTCGGGTCCGTCTGTCGAGTGTTACTGGAAAACCGTGCCTCGAATTCAAATCTGGAACGCAGATGGACGAATATCGTTTCGCGACTTCCAATGTCGCCGCGCAGCCGCGATATTTTACTGTCTTCGGCGATGAGATCGAGCTCGCGCCGACGCCGGCCGCCGCCTACACTGTCGAGATGGTGTACCGCCAGATCATTCCACCTCTGGCATCGAACGGCACCAACTGGCTGCTGATGCTGGCACCCGATCTCTATCTCTACGGCGCGCTGCTGGAATCCGCTCCGTACATCAAGGAAGACGGCCGCATCCAGACCTGGGGGCTCGGCTTTACGGGCGCGCTCGGCGATCTGAACAATCTCGGGCTGACATCGACCTTCAACGCAGGACCGATGACCGTACGGATCTCCGGGCAAGTAATCTAGGAAAGCGCAGATGGCATCATTCAACAAGTTCAATTGCTTCGTGCAGGACGTCGCGCATGCTTTGCACGACATGCTCACCGGTACGTCGCACGTCTACAAGGTCTATCTGACCAACACCGCGCCGGCCGCGACCAACACTGTCTACAACACGCCGGCCGATCTCGCGACCGCCAATGGCTACACCGCGGGGGGTGCGTCGATCGGCACGATCAGCGGTTCGCAAACGTCAGGAACATTCAGGTTAATCGGAGGCTCCGATCCGGCCTGGACGGCGGCTGCCGGCTCGATCGGTCCGTTTCAATACGCAGTGCTCTACAATTCGACCTCCGCGACCAAGCCGCTGATCGGCTGGTGGGACTATGGTACGGCGCTCACGCTCACCAATGGCAACACGTTCACGGTCGATCTCGACCAAGTGAACGGCGTCTTAACGCTGGCATAGGAGTGACACCGTGACCCGCTGGTATCCCGACACATGCGGTTGCGTCGTCGACTACGACGACAGCATAGAAGTCACCGCAGTGGTGAAGAAGTGCGCCAAGCACGTCAACACGGCCGACGATGCAAGCCACTTTGAAACGATGCTGGCCCATAACCGCAAGAAGAACGGCGTCTACAACGCGGTGGCCGATCATCTGAGATCGATTGGCTCGACCGCTGACAATCTTGTCGTCTCCTATGACGACAACGATGATCTGCACGTTTCTGGCAGCGGATTGTCACAAGCCGATCGGGCCGCGTTCGTGGGGAAGATCAGCGCCGCACTGGGCAAGTCTTCGCTTAGGTTTACAGACTGATGGCACCGACTTTGTTTGGCGGCATTCGCAACTCGGCGATAGCTACACCGCCTAATTTTGCTTGGCCGTTCTTTACTTTGTTTGCCCTCAGTTTGGAGGCGTCACGGGTATGGCCGGTCAGGATCAGCGGCTCATTTGGGCAGTGGACTATCAATATCGACGCGACCGCCACCGCGCGTCAATCCGCTTTTAGAAAAAACTCGGCCGACTCGATCGTTAATATTCTGCCGCATGATGGCACTTCCGGGAAATTCCAATATCCGGGGGCCGATCATTGGGCGGTAGGCGATACCTTCGACGTCAACGACGCGTTCACTGGAGCGACCGGGTTTACCCTGCTCCAGTTTTCCGGTGTCTTTACCGCTGACGCCGGCACGGTCGGATTTGGCAATACCCCTAATACCTCCACAGGCACCGGGGGACCGTTCTTCGGCTCAATTGGCGCTCTTTGGACCAATAATTTCGAGACCGGCTCTAGGCACTTTGTCCGCGCGCCATTCACCGCGCGCGGCATGATTGCCGGCATTCAGGCCAACACCAACACCAGCTCGCTCACGCTGATATCGCGAAAGAACAGCGCTAACGGCGCGATGTCTGTCGCGATCCCGGCCGGCGCAATCGGAGTTTTCGAGGACACGACGAACAGCGACAGCTTGGTTAGCGGTGACACGTGGGGCGTCCAACTCGGTTCTATTGCGGTCGGAAGTATAACCATAACAGTCGGCGTGACGCTCAACTACGCTAGTCGGATTAGCGAACTTCCCGTTGGCGACCCATCGTTCTCGTTCAACACTGCGGCGCAATTCTGCGGCATTATGTACACTTCCGGCGTTAATCTGTCCGAGAGCGGCCGTCAACAGCAGATGAACATCGATGGCAAGTTGTCGAACATGCGTTGCAATCTCTTCACCAACAGCATGACGAGTGCTTTCGCGCTCAACATCCGGAAAAACGGTGTCACGGGAAACCAGGCCATTTCGATACCGGCGACGTCGACCGGCACTTTCGAGGACACTACCCGCTCGGATCTCTTCCTGGCGGCTGATGTCATGAACTTGATGGGGACGGGCGGGACTGCCGGCACCATCGTGTTTGCGGGCATTGCGACGACTTTGACGCCGTTCTCAAACGCTCATTGGCAGCGGCAACGGCATTTTCTCAGGAGATAGAAACGTGGGGCAAAGAATCTACAAGATGATTTTCGATAATGTCAGCATCGCAGCCATTCAGGACGTGTTGTCCATGAAGGCAGGCGCGGCGAATGGCATCGAAATTCATCAGATCGACCTGTCCGCAGGCGGCGTCACTTCGCCGGCCGAAATCCGGCTGCGCTTGAAGCGCTTGTCTGCGGCCGTAACGCAAGGCACGGGGGGAACAGTATTGACCCAAAGCTCTGCTGATAGCGGTGATACAAAGGCGTCCACTGCTACCGTGCGCGCCAATGACACTGCGCAGGCAACCACGACTGGCACGACGACGTTTCTCGGTGCATGGCAATGGAACGTGCTGTTGCCGTGGCAGTACCTCCCGGCCCCTGAAGATCGCGACGTGTGTCAGGGAGGTGAAGCATTCGTACTCGATATTCCCACAGCTCCCGGCGCTGCGACTCTCGTTTCCTGCACGCTCGCGTATCGCGAACTGCCCTGATCTGAATGGCTTACGTTTTCCGGAGGCCACCTCTACGCAAAAGGACGAAGCGTTATACGTCGATTGCGCCGATAACGCTGCCAGCGTCTGCCGGCTCTTATACGTTAACCGGCGTCGCCGCGGCCTTCAAAATCTCGGAGCCTGTTGCGGCAGGTTCTTTCACGCTGACAGGAACCACGATCGGCGAGGTCGTCGGCGAGCCTGCCGCACCTGGTGCGTTCTTGCTGATCGGACTTTTCGCTCAGGTCCAAATCGTTTTCTCCGCTTCTGCGGGTGCCATCGCGCTTAGCGGGTTCGAAGCGGGTCTCAGTCGAGATTTCGAGGCCTGGTTTCCGCGTCCGTTCGACGCCGACAGTTGGACTGGCGCGACCGTTCAGGACGAAGCGTGGACACCGAGAGCTGTTCCAACCGATGTTTGGACGGCGACATCCGAACCGGCCGATGCCTGGACGCCGGTCATCATCCCATCCAATACTTGGACGAAAGAATAATGCCGCTTCTCGCCTATGGCGAATATCGCCCTGATGTCAGCGACTATGAGGGCGCAGCCACCAAGAACATCCTCAACGTGGTCCCGCGCGGTGACGGTTATGGACCGTTTCCAGCTTTTTCCGCCTACACGTCCGCGCTTCCCACGGCCTGCAGGGGGGCGTTCTACGCGCTGAAGTCGGACGGAACGGTCGTGACTTTCGCCGGCACCAGCGCCAAACTTTATCGGCTCAACAACACGGATTTCACCTGGACCGACGTATCCAATGGCGGTGGAAGCTACAGCGCTCTGAGTTCGACGGCTCAGTGGCAGTTCGCGCAATTCGGCAATCTGGTTTTCGCGACGCAAGCCAATGCGCTGTTACAGGTTTTTGATCTTTCGTCCGCGACGGCCTTCTCGAATTGCGCTGGGTCGCCACCGCAAGCGGCTTATATCAGCGTGGTCGGCCGCTTCCTTGTGCTGTCCGGGCTGTTGTCCACGCCGTATCGCATTCAATGGTCGGGCTTGAACGCCACCACGACCTGGACAAGCGGTGTCAATTCTTCCGACTTTCAGGATTTTCCGGACGGCGGCATCGTTCGCGGCGTCGCAGGCGGCGACCAGTCCGGTGTGATTTTTCAGGATCAGGCGATCCGGCGCATGTCTTATGTGCCGGGCTCGCCGATCATCTTCCAGATCGATCGCATCACTCAGGACAAGGGCCTTTACGCGCCTTATTCGATCATTCGCGCCGGCGAGCGGATTTTGTTTTATGCCGGCCAGGGCTTTCACAAGATCGAGCCGGGCGGCGTGCCCGAGCCGATCGGGCGCGAGAAGGTCGACCGGACATTCCTGGCCGATCTCGACAAGGGCAACCTGCAGCTCTTCATGGGCGCGGCCGATCCGCGTAGCACCCGGGTCTACTGGGCCTACAAATCCATTTCCGGCGTGATGGACGCCTACGACAAGCTGCTCGGCTATGATTTCCTGCTCGACCGCTTTTTTCCGGTGTTGTCGACGGGCGAATATCTGCTCGGCATGTCGCAAACCGGTTTGACGCTGGAAAATCTCGACAGCATTTCGGCTTCGCTCGATGCGCTCACGCTGAGCCTCGACGCTTATGCCACCGCGGTGCAGCCGGAAATCGCGCAGTTTTCGAACGCGCATGTGCTCGGCTTTTTCCGGGGGGACAATCTCGAGGCGACAATGGAGAGCGCAGAGCAGGGCACTGACGACAACCGTATCACCATCCGCGGGTTTCGTCCGATCACCGATGCGGCAACGCTTTTTGGCTCGGTCTCCTTTCGCGACACGCCACAGGCTGCGCCGACGGCCGGGGACGAAGTCGCGGTCAATGCCAGAACCGGCCGCTGCGACGTCAGGCGGGATACCCGCTACTCGCGCTTCAAGGTGAGGGTTCCGGCATCGACACTCTGGACCTTCTGCGCGGGCGTCATTCCTGATCTCACAACCAGCGGCACGCTATGACGGCTTATGTGCCGGGGATCACCGAGACCGATCTGAAGAAGATCGTGCTCGCGCTTCAGCAGCTCGCAGCCGGACGCTCGAATGCGGTCGGCGCCGTGACGCTGACAACGGGCGCGGCGGCGACCGTTGTGGCGGACAAGAACTGCGCCGCTGGCTCGACGCCGATCCTAACACCAGCTTCGGCCAACGCGGCGGCGGAAGTCGGCAACGGCACGATGTTTGTCAGCGCTGTGGCGAATGGGTCATTCACGATTGCGCATGCGAACAGCGTGACGACAGGGCGCACGTTTCTTTACGCTATTCTCGGTTAGCGCGTTGATCCCTACTTTTCCCAGACGTTGACGTTAGTCGATTTGACAGGCGCATCGTGGGATTCTCGCTCGCTCGAGTGACAAGCTCAGTGCGTCGTTAGACAAGAGTTTGTCAGTTCGGAACGGACCTGCGTCCGATCCGTGATCTTCCTCAACCAAATTTCGACGTTGGAGCGGTCGGCGTCTCCGCAATTGGCGGTGGCTGCGGACGGCTGCGTGTCGAGCAACCAAGCACATCATCATGAAGAAGGATTTGAGTTGATGTTCGGTACGAACTTTCGCAACGCGTACGAATTTGACCCCGAAACGCAGGGTGCTTCGAGCCTCGGCGGTCTGCCCGGACTGCTGCGCCAGGTGATGCTCCAGCAAGGTCTGCAGCAGCAGGGCATTAATTCTGGGTCGGCACCGAATGCCGCGCCGGGACAAAATCTGGAGAGCTACGGCAATCCGAAGGGCCTGATCGGAAGGATTCTCGCGCTGCAGGCGGATCAGCCGGGCGCGTTTGGCGATGATGCGAGGCAGCCGCAATACCCGCCTCCGGATGTGAACTCCGGGCAGCCTTCAGGTGCCATGACTGGGACGCGGACGCCTGGCACGATTCATCTTTCGAGTCGATTCGAGCAGCAATCGAATCCGACTTATCCCGCCTCTGGAGAAGGTGCATTGCGCGGCGCTTCGCCGACAGCCGTGCAGGGCGCTGGGTCTTTTGAGACCCGCGACGGGCCTCAAGCACCGACCCGGGTCGCCGATGCATCCATGAATATGACGCCCTTCGCATGGCGGGGAAGAGGGATACCGATACCGGTGCCGCTGCCGGGATCTGGGACCGGTCCAGAGATTCCCATGCCGAAGATCCCGGATTGGTGGAGGGACGCTTGGGCAATTTTGCAACTCTACCCAAGAGTATTTTCTGGCAAGGGGGGCGGTGGAGGAGACGACGAGAATGATTGTTTGGAGGAGACTCGTAAAGTTCGCCAAAAATGCATCGAGGCTTTTCCGGACGACTGGCCCTACAATAGCCCGTCTTGGAAGCCTCAGACTATTGAGGAATGTACGAGAGGCTTGTTAAGCGTGCGCTGCGGTGGACTTGCGGAAGACACGGGAAAGGGCGGACGAGGACCAAGGAGAAAAGGAAGATGATAAAGCTAGGACATTGACAATGTTCGTCTTTTGTTCTTAGAAAAACTATAATTTTGCTGGCAACGGTTGTCACCTGGCTCGCGACGCATAAAGGCGCCGGATACATTAGCTACTAGAAGTTGCTAAGTGGATCATTGTGCGGCGGATACGGCAGAAAAAATGGAATGGAGTGAGCCTTATCTGATGCAATACGCGTTCTCATTTGGTGCGGCGAGAAATCCGGCTGAAGCCCGTTTGGGATTT